CGTATTGTAAGAAGAGTGATTAAAGAAGAACAAGAAGAAAAAATCGTCAATAAAATAGAAGATGTTATTGAAGAGCCAAAAATTCAAATGAAAATAGAAGACATTTATTCTAATTTTAGTGACGAAGATAAAGCGGAGTTACAAATGGTTTTAGATGATTTAAATATAGACGAAAATTCTTCGGCTAAAGAAGTTCACGATGCAATTGAAAATGAAGTTGGAACTAAAATTTCAGGAGAAATTGGAGAAAATGAAACTACAAAAAATAAAGTAGCCGATATACTACATGCCATTGGGGCTGGAAATATTGCCAATTGGGGTGGAGTTCCTACCGCTATTTTAATTGGAGGTCTTTTGGCGGGAACCGTTGGAGCACCTTTTGCTGCAGGATTAGCGGTCAGCTGGGGAACAACGGCATTATTAATGGGTTTAGCCAAATTGTTAAAAGATGACTCACCATCATCAAACTCATCACATAGAAAACACTCTCATTCTAATGAATTGAGAAGAATGAGACCTGATGACACTTATGAAGATGAGCCAGAAATGGACCCTATTAAAAATAGATCATCATCAAGTGGAGAAAAAGAAGGTAGTGTTTTTTATTGGAATCCACAGACGGGTGAAAAAAGACATTCAAAAATGGAAGACGGAGAAGATTTACCTCAAGGATATAAAAGGACTATGGGTGAAAACTACAGACGAAGACAATATAGAAGAAGATACTAAAAATTGAAACCCTCCTCTAATAGGAGGGTTTTTTATTTCCATAAATTTTTTACTTAAAAAAAATTGAACTTATATTTATATGTGATATGGCAAATGGTATTACTTATGGAATTTCTTTTCCCTTTGTTGATTCTTTTACTGGAAGGTATTTAGATGTTACAAACTCAACCGAAGCGGAAATAAGGGCAAACTTAGTTCATTTACTTTTAACAAGAAAAGGAAGTAGATATTTTTTACCTGATTTTGGATCAAGGTTATATGAGTATATATTCGAGCCTTTGGACGGACCAACTTTCTCAGACATAGAATCCGAAATACAAGATTCGATTAGAACTTATATGCCAAATCTACAAGTTACAAATATCACTGTAGAACCGGCTTCCGCAGGTTTAGAAAATAAAGGAGATACCATAAATCAATATGGTGAAAGGGAATTTAGGGTAACCAACATAGCAAACTTGGAACATACCGCAAAAATAAAAATAGATTACAGAATTACAGACTCGGCTTTTGAGTCACAAGATTTTGTCATAATCAATATTTAAAGTTATATGGCAGAAAAAAAAATATCCTATACGGTAAGAGACTTTCAGGGAGTTAGAACTGAACTTATCAATTTTACAAGAACATACTATCCAGACTTAGTTCAAAATTTTAACGACGCTGGAATTTTTTCAGTGATGATGGATTTGAATGCCGCTGTCACGGATAACCTCAATTATCAAATAGATAGAAGTATCCAAGAAACCGTATTACAATTTGCTCAACAAAAAAATTCTATATATAATATTGCAAGAACTTACGGTCTAAAAGTGCCTGGTCAAAGACCATCCGTTGCTTTGATTGATTTCTCGATTACGGTTCCTGCCTTTGGTGACCGAGAGGATTTAAGATATTGTGGAGTGTTAAGGAGAGGTTCTCAAGTTAATGGTGGTGGACAACCTTTTGAAACGGTATATGATATTGATTTCGCCTCACCAATAAACGCTGAAGGATCACCAAACAGAGTTAAAATACCAAACTTTGATTCGAGTGGAAAACTATTAAATTATACAATCGTCAAACGAGAAGTTGTTGTCAATGGAATAACAAAAGTATTCAAAAGAACGATCACCCCAAATGATGTGAAACCATATTTTGAATTATTTTTACCTGAAAAAAATGTATTGGGAATCACAAGTGTTCTTTTGAAACCAGGAACTCAATACTCAACAATTCCAAATCCCCAAGACTTTTTAACAATCGGACCTGAAAGATGGTATGAGGTAGACGCCTTAGTTCAAGATAGAGTATTTATCGAGGATCCAACCAAAGTTTCAGACCAACCAGGAATCAAAGTAGGAAGATATATAACAACATCAAATAAATTCATTTCTGAATTCACACCTGAAAGTTATTGTAAATTGACATTTGGTGGTGGAAATATATCGGCCGAAGAACAATTACGAGAATTTGCTCGTGACGGTAAAGGATTCGATTTAAGTAGATACACTAATAATTATGCATTAGGGGCGGCACTTACTCCTAACACAACATTATTCATTCAATACAGAATTGGTGGTGGTTTAGCGAGTAATATTGGAATCAACACAATTAATCAAATTGGGACTGTGTCATTTGCCGTTAATGGACCATCAGAAACCGCAAATAGAAGTGTAATCAATAGTTTACAATGTAATAACGTAACCGCAGCAATTGGAGGAGCGAACCCACCGACAACCGAAGATGTTAGAAATTTGGTGTCGTTTAATTTTGCTGCACAAAACAGAGCGGTAACCGTTAATGACTACAATTCAATTTTGAGAACGATGCCCGCTCAATTTGGGGCTCCAGCAAAAGTTGCAATCACGGAAGAAAATAATAAAATACGAATTAAAATGTTGTCGTATGATGCAAACGGAACTTTAACGAATGTCGTATCCAACACTTTAAAACAAAACGTGGCCAATTACTTATCAAATTATAGAATGATAAATGATTATATTTCAGTTGAAGCCGCAGAAACAATTGATCTTTCTGTTGTTGTTGATGTGGTGTTAGATAATAGTCAAAACCAAGGGGCAATAGTTGCAAAAACAATTCAAATTATTGGAGACTTCTTCAATCCTCTTGTTAGAGAACTTGGTCAAAACGTTAATATTTCAGAGTTGAGAAGACTAATTCAGGCTGAAAACGGAATCGTTAGCATTTCCGACATTTCATTCTTCAACCAAGTTGGAGGGCAATACTCATCATCACAAACATCGATGGCATATTCAGATCCTTTAGCAAGACAAATTAAACCAACCGCCGATACTATTTTTGCAACACCAACACAAATATATCAGATTAGATACCCAAATAAGGATATAAATGTTAGAGTTCTTAATCTAACATCGGTTAATTTCTCTTAGTGATTTATTTTTTTGTAATCAAGTGTATTTTTCTATGAAAATGGGAAATAAACTATTTATGAAAAAAACCGAATTAGATGCCCAAATCATATAGAATAAGAACCCAAATTGGGGTTGATAAATATATAAACGTCAATTTAGAACAAGATTGGGAGCAGTTAGAAATACTTTCTTTAAAGATCTTGGCAAACGACGTTTATACAAGATTTTGTGCCGATTATGGAGTTGTAACAGGTAGAGTCTTTGTAAATAATGGGTTTGGTTTACCAAATGCCAAAGTATCGGTATTCATTCCTTTGGAACCCGCTGATGAGTTGGACCCTGTCATAACAGAACTTTATCCTTTTAAAACAATCACGGATACAAATGAAGATGGATATAGATATAATCTACTTCCTAAATTACCGTCCTACAACGGACACGTCTCAACAGGGTCGTTTCCGAACAAGGGAGATGTTTTAATGGATGGGTCATATATCGAAGTATTCGACAAGTATTATAGATTCACCGTCACAACAAATGAAAGTGGTGATTTTATGATTTTTGGAGTTCCAATTGGAACACAAACAATCGTTATGGATGTGGATTTATCAGACATTGGTTGTTTTTCTCTTTCACCACAAGATTTAATTAGACAAGGACTTGCAACTGAAACTCAAGTAAATGGCGCGAGATTCAAGTCATCTACAAACCTACAAGAACTACCACAAATAAAAAACTTAATTTTTGATGTTGATGTTAGACCTTTTTGGGGTGATAGTGATTTATGTCAAGTCGGAATTACAAGAGTAGATTTTGATTTAACCAAACAAGCCAATTTAACGATAGAACCGACTGCAATATTTATGGGTTCTATTATCTCAACAACCGATGATGATGCGTTAAAAGTTTCTTGTAAACCCAAAAATAACACAGGAAACCTATGTGAGATAGTTGCAGGTCCAGGAGAAATACAAGCAATTAGACAAACCATTTTTTCGGACACAAACGGATTACCAATTTTGGAAAGATACCAAATTGAGGAAGATGGAAAAGTTATTGATGGTGACGGGACATTTGTGTTAAACGTTCCAATGAACTTAGATTATGTTTTTACAAACGAATTTGGACAATTGGCAATTTCAAACGACCCAAGTAAAGGAATACCTACAAAAGGAAAGTACCGATTTAGATTTAGGTGGCAAAACCAACAAGGCCTTCAAGGTAGTTTTTTAAGAGCAAATTTTTTAGTTCCGAATATAAAGGAATACGGATGGTCAAACTACACACAAGACCCATTCACAAATAGCTCAACCTCAACATATTCATATACACTACCTATAGGAGTTGTAACGGGGGCAACTACAACAATAAATTTTAATCAAGGTTTAGCGGACCCAACAGCAGTTAATGTAACATCATATGTAATTTATATAAATGGAGTTCCATACACAGGAACATTGAATGCGATTGCATTAAATGTTGGAGACACACTTCAAATTATTGCAAATCCTACAGATCCATCACAACCACAAATTATAAACTTTAAACAATACCCACAATCATTGTTTGATGTTTATCGTTCTTATGCATTTAGTACTGATTGGGATGATTATGTAAATGTCCAAGAAGCTATAGATTGTGAAGATACTTTCTATGAATTCCAATATAACAGAATATATACCACGGCAATGTTCCTTGACAGATACAAAAATGGTTTTGGAAGAGCCAAACATTTGGGTATAAAAGAAATAGACAATCGCACTTGTAAATCAACGGTAAATACATTTCCAGTAAACGACATTATAAGAAATTTTGATTTTATATTTTTTATTTTCAACATTCTTATAAACATTCTCACATTTCCAATACTTGTCTTGTTATTTGTGGCACACTTGATTGCACTTCTTTGGCCAATATTAAAATATGTGTTATTATTTTTAGGTCCTTTTATAGTTGCAATGGGTGTAAAGGCTGGTGTGGACTTGGCTTATTACATTTTAAGTTTAACGGATGTAAACTTAGGGGGTCCAGTAATTTCAGTAGCGACAATTTTACAAATTATAGGTCAAAGTCTCTATGTGTTAGCAACAGTGGCTGCTGGTATAGCATTTACAATATTTTATACAAAATTTTTTATCAACAATACTAAAAATGGTAGAATAGATAATTTCCCAAGAATAGGACTGCCAATGATTGCATATCCAGATTGTACAAGTTGTGAGTGTCAATGTGGTAACGCTAGTTTGGATGATGATTTTGATGAAAACACAATTCAACAAGAAGTCCAAGACGCTCAAAATGGATTGAGTGGAAGTGGATCTGGTGGTTTTGACTTAACGGTGACTCAACCAAATTCACTAATTGCCCCATTGAATTCACCACAATCTTACGTAATAAGTCATCCAAAT